ATGTGAGCCTTAAATTTTACTCCTGCCATTACTGCAAGATGGTAAAGGGCTTGACTATCCTTACCACCTGAGAACGCTAAATAAAAACCATTCTCTGGGTCATAATCAAGTGCCATTTGTTCACATTTGCGAAGCAAAGCGATGGAATAAGCTATTTTAGATTGTAGATTCATTTCTGTTCGGGTTATTCGTTAATTGGCAGTTTCATAAAACACATCCATATTGTCTTGCTCTGTCTTCCAGTGGTATGCCCAAATAGAGGTTTAAACGGGATGGCAGACAAAACTTCCGAGGATTTAATCTCACTTTCATTCCATTTGAATACAAGAGTGCCGTAAGGCTTCAAGACGCGCATACACTCAGTAAATCCATCGTGTATGAGTGACTGCCAGTCTTTCGGCAGTTTTCCGTACTTTTTAGCCATCCATGAGGTTGCACCAAGTGTTTTCAGGTGCGGTGGGTCGAACACCACCATGTAGAAAGAATTGTCTTCAAATGGAAGGTTGGTGAAATCAGCTATTACATCCGGCTTTATTTCTATGATTCTTGTCTTACCCCTGTCCTTGGCCGTAAGTGTTTCCGAACGTTTGTCAACAAATAAGGCAAGAGGATTATATTTGTCAAACCAAAACATTCTACTGCCACAACAGGCATCTAATATAAGTTTTCCATTTTCCATTAAGCTATTTCTTTTGATTTCTTCAATCTCAACTTTCTCAATACTTTGCAAAGTGCTTCAGTATTTTTTCTCGCTTGTGTAACCTCCACCGCATTCCCGATAAATTTCTTTTGGTCAGCTTGTGTGCCTATTAAAACATAATCTTCAGGGAATCCCATAATCTTTTTGAGTTCCGGAATGCGAAGCATCCGCATTTTAATATCCACTATGCCATACAGTGCCATGAACTCCTTTATCTTCACGGTCATAGGACTATCATTGTCGTAGATTTCAATCGCTACCTGACCGCTTTCTGTTGCTACCAGATAGGGCGGCATCTTATCCATGCGGGCTATTAATGTGAAGCAGGGGCTATCAACAGAGCCGCCAGCACTGTTGAACTGTGGATTCATCAGATAGTGCCATTTCCTGTTTGCGGTAATGGTCTGGGAGGGTTCCTCTATACTGCTACCTACATTTGAGAATGCAGTATTCATTATCCACGGCTGGTATGTTACCAAGTTTTGTTTCGGTGTTGTGGTAACAGCGGGGCATGGCGAGTTTATATCAGACACCTGACCACCTCCAGAATATTGATTCATAAAAAATGGAGATACAAGGGAAAGTCTGTCTTTAGTCAGAAGTGTAGGACAAGGCTGATTAATATCCTTTCCTGTATCCTTAAAGTTATAAGAACACATAAATCGGCTTTCAATTAAAGCCATCCTGTCCTTCGTTGTGACCGTTGGAGCTGGAAGGTCTACCGAATGATTATGTCCATTTCCATAATAAGCAGAAACAAAAACATGGTGGTCTTTGCAGGTGATTGCACCTGCCGGTTCTTCTACAGACACATTCTTGCTTTCGGGATGTCCGCTGAACTGTTTGGAGAGGAAACTTACCTGTACCTTTGCAAAGCGGTTTTCAGTAGTCAACACTCCGCATGGTTCATCAACTGATTTGCATGTGTCTTGAGGGCGAACCGTATTGTAACGGGAAAGGAAAGCATCCTTTCCTCCGGCTACAAACTTGATAAGTCCAGCATAGATACGTTCAAGCGTTTTCTCTGCAAGAGGCTTTTCCCTGAAGATGGTAGTTCCTTCATCAGAGAAATCAAGCACATCTTTTACCGGCTTCCACTTCTCCAGCCGCGAGAACATATCTTGCCTACCACCTTTACAGTGGGTCGGTTCAGGGAATACTATCGGCAAGTTCTTTTTAGCAAAGATGCCGAAGAAGCGTTTTCTTGTGGTGTAGGCACCGAAGTCGGCAGCATTTAAGATGCGGTGCTCAAAGTTGTAACCGTACTTCTTGACATTGCGCACCCACTTTTGATAAAGCCGGCCTTTGTCCATGCTGATAGGTTTCCCATTCTCATCCATATCTCCCCATGACATAAACTCTTCTACATTTTCAATCTGAATGTAGTCAGGGTCTATAACATCAATATAACGGAAGAGATGTTCTGCCAACGTTCGGCTGTCGGCATCTCTCGGCTGACCGCCTTTGGCTTTCGAGAAGTTGGTACACTCCAAAGAAGCATGAAGCATTATCATGGCATCAGGGTATAGCTGACGGATACGTTCTACAATAGTGCTTATCGGGGAAAGTTCCAGTGTACGGATATCCTCAATAAAGTGAAGTGCATCAGGGATATTGGCATCATGTGAAAGGATGGCATTCTTGTCATGGTTCACACAGCAAACAACCTTTCCACATCTATTTCCATCCAATCGTGCTTCTTCCACACCTTCGGACAAACCGCCGGCGCCACAAAAGAGATCAATAACAAATAGTTCTATATCGGACAGACCTTCAATGGATTTTAAGATATTTTTCTGCGATTTCATAACTTCTCCTTTTTAAACAGGTGGCTGAACGCATTATCCAAATCCAAGTCTAGATTCAGTTTGGACGGGAAAGATTTAATGTATTCGTACATCTTATAAGCGAGGTTGTCATCATCACCGCATCTGTCAATCAGTGTGAGCAACATGGCGTTCACCATGTCAGAATCATTGCCGAAGTTTTCCAGAGTGGATTCGCTGCAATGATTCACATCACTTTTCAATCTCTTTATCGCGGCTATGGCTGTGTTGAAGTTTCTTTTTGAATCGTGTCTGAGTTCAAAGCCTTCCTTCTTGTATTGCTGCTGCATTTCTAGAAGGTTGGTTTCTAAAACGTCCGTGAGGACAAATACGATGTTGGTTATCGTATTCAGTTTGTCTGTTCCTTGCATGATCGTGTATTTTTTAACAATTATTCTATTTGATACAAGCTATTTTAAAGCCGTACAATTAATTTTACTACATGGAAGCATCAACTACAGGCTTTCTTGTTGAAATTCTTGTCACAGGGCTGGGAATGCGGTCTATCGTCCTCTTTCTTCACCCTGTCAATCCATCTTTGAAACTTGGCAGCTACAAGAGGACAGTGGATGCGCAGGTTTCTGTCGCGTTCCGCTTCCCATTCACGTATCTTTATAAGCGTTTCGGTATTCATTGAAATAATGTTTTTTGAATTCTTGATAAAATGTACTTGTTAGCATCATTGTAGAAATTCCTGTCGATCTCAAAACCGTATGCCTTTCTTCCACATTGCGCAGCAGCCAAAAGCGTACTTCCACTTCCAGCTACAGGGTCTATAACTACATCACCCTTATCGGTGAAGATTTCAATCAGTCTACGAAGTAAGGGAATAGGTTTCTGTGTTGGATGTACTTTAGGATTATCATCATCTCTAACCCAGTCGAAGCAGTTGAATATCATCCTTCCATCATTATTGAATTTCGGTAGTTTATCTCTATATAACAACAAACCGTATTCACAATTACCAACAATCTTCATATTGGCTTTTAATACTTGTGCGGAAAAGTTCTTACGGAATACCAACGGAATGTATTTCATTAGCCCGTACTTCTTACCAAGTTCTATGAACATGAACTGCTGTTCGTATTCGCAGAATATTATCATGCAAGGGGATTTACCGGGTTTCTTCGGTTCTTTTACCATCATGTCACTGCAAAAATGCATAAACTCGGCAGGACGAAATTCATTTTCTGAATTAAAAAACTTTTTCCCAGCAAGATCGCTCTCTCCGTTTTTATTATCCCCATTTTTATACCATGAAGGATTGCTTGCATAAGCATTAGTACCCAAATTATAAGGCACATCCGCTATAATCAATTGTGCTTTAGGTAATTGATAGCTACGAAAATTTTGAAATGAATCTCTATAGAGTTCAATATCTTTCATAATTACTTCTTTAAAAAATTATTGCATATTTGCCCATATCTGTCACAAGCACACACTCTATGCCCTTTAGCCTTACAATACGCAGAATTATCCCCGAAGTCCGAGGCATTCTTGCAATTCCGGCATTTGACATATACAATTTCCGATTTTACTTTCTTTGGCATACTCATGGTGACATCAGCATTTTTTCATTGAGATGTATATAAAACAAGCAGCCATCTCAGAAATTAAGATGGCTGCTTTTAATATGATATATGATGGGAATTTATATATTTATATTATTAAACCGTTTAAATTCACCATGAAATTCCAATAATACATCAATTAATGCTCCGTTTCTATGTTTCCCCAAAATAATTTCTGCCACTCCACGCATATCATTCCCTCTATCGTCAAAATATATTTGATAAAATTCGGGTCTATAAATGAATAAGGCTATATCACAATCATCGCATATAGTCCCACTATCACGGAAATCAGTTAATTGAGGGCGCTTCATATAATACTCATCTCTCTTTTCTATATCCCTGTTTAACTGTGAAGTGATTATTACAGGAACATTAAGCTCTCTTGCTAAACTTTTAAGTCGTCGGGTAAAGTAGTTTAATTCCAAATACCTATTCTCTGAATATTTAGCCTCTTGGTACAACAACTGAAGATAATCTATGAATATTATTTTCGCGCCGTGTTTCGTTACCCCTTCTTTTGCTTTCTCGCATAAATTATCTATTTTTAAAATAGGAGTTGAATCAATAAGGAGGTTACACTCTTTTAAAATTTCTATTCCTTTTTCAATAAGATTCCATTCGTAAGGCTTTAACATCCCGCTCAAAAAGCTGTCGTTTGGAATGGAACACATATTAGATAAAATGCTATTTATCACATTTTGAGGACTCATACAGGGCGAAAATAAGATTACAGGAATTTTATTTTCGACCACCATGTTTTTAATCATTGAAAGTACAAATGATGTTTTCCCTATTCCGGGGCGTCCTCCAATAGCAATTAAATCACCGTTTTGCCAACCTGATGTTATTTTATCCAAATCCTTAAATCCGCTTGGTATGCCACTTATACCATCAACTGTATCTCCGGACTTTTTAAGTTTATCAAAAGCCGATTGCACGAAGCATCCTATTTTCTTAAATTCGTTTTCCATTTTTGGTATTTTTATTACTGAATACGCAAATGTATTCATTTGACTTCATTTTTCCAATATTTCATTTTCCACAATTTAAAAGCATGTTCTTTGGAATCAATTCTTCCACTGGTGCGTTCATAAGGGTCAGACTTATATTTAGCAGCCTCTGATATTGAGGCTTCTTCTGCCGCACTACAGCGTTCTGCAAAATACCGTCTGAACCATCCAAGAAGGATTTGTCCGTCCAAGCGGTCATACAGGTTTCCATAATACCCACTTTTAGCACGTTTGAAAAGAAGATTTATATCAGCTATTGTAAGACACTTGTAATCCTGTAATATTATCATGGCAGTTTCAAAAGTTTGAGCATCTGTCATCTTCTTGCCTACATTCACAAATTCACGCAGATTTACAATCCATCCTTCCAAATATGCCTGAAGGCAATCGTAACCGTATGCCTGCTCTACCTCCGA